CTGAAATGCTCGGAGGCGGGGAAAAACCTTCAGAATATACCGACATTCATGGAAATGCAGTTATTCCACCAGAACAAAACGATGAAGATGAATATAAAAATTGTCATCTAATCGCAGACCCTAGAGCTAGGGAAATATGCGAATATAACAAGAGGAAAGTTGGGCGCGCTAGTGTGGCTGCTCAGGGCGTAGTGGATCCCAAGAAGGTTCTTCGCTGATAATTACATCAATAATCAAGCGCCCCAACTAGTGCCAGCGAAGGGATTTGACCACCCGCTTGTAGTTGGATTATTTCCAACAGGTGCCGCATTTGATTTCGGTGCTTGTTGAACGGCTACCTCTGGTGGCTGTATTTCAACACCAAATGGATTAACTTGCTCAGTACTTTGGGTCTCGTAATCTTTCAAACACTTTGCAATATAACCAGCCAAAAGAGAATCTTCATTCTTTTTTAAAAGTTTATCTAAGTCTTTTTTGAATTTATTATTGTCCATAAATTAATTTAGAACAATAATTACAATAATCAACTACTAAGTCAAATATGCAAGAATCTCGTATTTCTTTTTGGATTGGAACCCGTCCTTGTCCGGTAATTCCAAGTTTTCCCAAGAAAAACTAATTCTCGAATTTTCGATTTCAACACCCTCAACGTAAGGATTATCGGTTTTTCTAGTGAATGCTAATAATATGCTGCCTTTTTCACCCATGATCATATCACCAGTTACCATTTGAAGATTATATCCACATGAATCCAAAATGTTACCGACCTATTGTAAACCCTTGCTTATGCTGTCCACTTTCAAATTACCACCAAGCATTTTGCTACCATTGATGGTATTTGTGATCTTGATACGTTCTTTCTTACTTATAGTTGGATTTTGAATACTTGATATATCACTAACTTCGGAATTGTCGATTTTACTATCCGACTTTTCTTCAACTACTTTTTTTTAAGGAGACCGAAAGACTCTTTGACCAAGTGTTTGATATAATTATCAAAAGACTCTTTCACAACTGATTTTTTCTTCGGGATTTTAGCACCAGACTTTTTGGCTTTGCTTAATGCAACCGCAACAGCTTGTTTTTGAGCCTTTTTCTTGGTCTTCGGTTTGGATGTACCGATCTTACCAGTTTTCTCGTATTGTTTCATCTCGGTTTCAATGTTTTTTGAGATAGTTTTTTTAGATTTTCCTTTTTTGAGTGGCATAATTATTAGTATTTATTATTTTTGAAGTGTTTTTCTATAGAGATTTAAAATATCTTCATCATTCAACCCCATTTGTTTAAGATATGTTTCAATGAATGCGATATCGTTGGACAAAACCGCTTGTTGCACATCAGCTGAGTCGAGATCTTTTCCTAATTCCTTGAGTTTCTCAACAAGGTGTTTTTTAAACGTTGAAAGTCTTGAGCTATTAAATTTCGATGTTTTTTCAATTTCTTGCGGAGTCTCGATATCCATAGGCTCAATATTAACCCTAGACACAGTTTGAATAGGATCAATTCCCGATGGAGTGTTGACAATGAAAACCTTGAAGTCCATTTTGCTTCCTGGACATTCTTGTAGTATATATCCTTCATAATATGGTGAATTCATAATACCTAACTTCTCAGACCACATAGGATCAACCTTAATGCGTACCCTCTGAAGATTCACTGACTTTACTGCTTGTTCCAATAGGCTTAAAAATTTCACTTAATTATTTATCCTTTACTAGTCTTCTTTATTGATATCCACTATACCGCCATTGCTTTTGATGAATTCTTCCCCAAGTAATGCCTTATGTTCGTTTTCACTTCTATCACCTATTGAGAATGGAACGCCCTCGTATTTTTGACCATTTATTGTAACATTGAAATTAACAACTGGTCTATCTTCTTTGTTGCCAGAACCAATGTGTATTTTTACAGTGTCACTATATGGCATTGTAATAACTTTACCACCCACTGTTTCAAAAGTAACACTTGCACGATCTCTCCCCTTAACGATACCATGTAAAACATTATATGCGGAATTTCCAGTATCCGTTTTTGCTTTAACCACCCCGATACCCTCGATGTCGATATCCTCAACAAGTCCAAGGGCATTTTCTATAATATAGTTGTATAAATCATTAAATTTCATACATTTACCAATTTTTACAACTTAGGAATTTTGCGGTCCCTGGTTTTGCTTTGGAACAGCCATGCCGTGCGCGGAAGCTCTTCTTTCTCTTGGTGTTACCACTTTTTCCCGTTACCTTCACACCGGCCTGTCCATAATGTACCCTTTTGTATCCCTTACCTTTAGGATTTTTCACACATTGCATGTATTTCTTTCCCTTCCTATCAGAAGATGCTTTCTTTGTTGGACCAGTGCATCTAGCACCCTCTAAAATAACATTAACAAGATTATCAAAGTTGTTCATAAACATATTTAGTATAACACTAAATAATAATATGAACCGAAAATCAAGTCTCGTGGATATTTCTAAAGCGTATGAGCAAATTTTATTAAATGAAATGAATATTTCAAATGGGCAACAATCACAAGACGTTTTAATCAAAAATTTTGTCCCAATGAATAATACTGATGAAGAGGGTGTTGTTGAATACGACATTCCCACACAAATATCACCGAAACAAATATCACCGAAACAAATGCAACAAAATGTATCAAGAATGGATGCATCGAGGGCACAATGTGCTACCTGTGGGGGTGGTGGATGCGAAGAGGGTTGCGAGGAGTGTCCTGATGGAAATTGTGAAGAAAACCGCGAGGAGAATTGTGAGGATTGTGGAGATGCTGGTAATTCAAATGCAGAAATGGCTAAATCCGAAGTTTATAACATTTTAAATAGTGCTAAAAAATTAATGCATCTAATGCAAAAATCGAACAAAATGGAAGCATGGATGTTATCTAAAATTATAAAAGCATCGGATTACATCTCTTCAGTATCTAGTGTACTCGAATATGAAGAGTACGAAAGAGAAGTTAATCAACCATGTGCTGATTTCGGTAATGATATGCACCTTGTTACAAAAATCACAAGTATGTTGAACGGTGAAGGTAGAGAAGTTAATGAAAGTGTATTGCGAAGAATTATTTTTAATTTAGAAATTCTTAAGGAGATTAAATAACAATATGAGCAGATTTCATTCATTATTAAACAGGACTTACAGGGAGATTATTACAGAACAGGAACAACCACCCATTCCTCCTGCTCCACCGGAGGGTATTGCACCAGATCAAGCACAACCTACTCCTATCCCAGAAATTCCAGAACAACAACCTGATACAGAACCACTTTCATCTTTAGGAGAAGTTCTTTACGTTAGACTTATAGCGAAATCGTTGATGGTCCAAAGCATAGATCCAGACGAAGAAACTGAAATTGTTGAGTTCGGTGATATTAACGCCAACAATGCAAAGAAAGCCATGAAAGTGTTTCTACCTATAATTAAAAGATACTATCCTGACGATGATAGTATCCCAAGGATTTAAAATCAATTATTTTTTGAATTAAATCAGAATAATTTTCACTAATTAATTCTTTTTTAACGTTTTTATGACTGTATTGATTTTTTAAATGAAATATCTCTGCTTTTTTTGATAGTTCTCTACCAATTCCTTTAGAGCAATCGAAACATTCACAGTAAATGAATGGAAAACATAGTATTTTTTCTAATTTTTTAAAACAAAATAAAAATAAACTATTATTAAATTCTTTTTCATAAAAAAAGATTGGATTTTTATGATTTGTTTTTTCTAGATACTTTAAAATGTTTTCTAAAGAAAATTTAATTAAGATTTCTCTTTTTGTTTTAATTTTTAAATTATCAAATTCAAAATTGTATTTGTAACAGAATATATCTAAATCTTTTTGGATATTACAAAAGAGTGTGTTATAATTTACTACGTTAAATGACATTTTTTTCTACTTTTTCCTCTATTCTGTATTCTATTTTCCACATTCTAGATTCAAAATGGTTTCTAAAATTCATCCACAGAAATATTATAATACCCACTACACCCAAAGTCAAGTGGTAAAAGTAAATTATTTTAAAATTTAAATGTTTTTTTCTTACCTAGTCTCACATTTATAATGCCGTTAAGGGAACTTTCTTCGAATAAACAATTTTTTAACACTTGCTCCCTCATCTCACAGTACTTCAATTCGAACTTCCCACCTTTAGTCAGATATAAGATTTCGAACAGAATGCCTTCCTTGCCATTCTTGGTGATGTAATCGTTGATTATATTAGATGATGATGAATATGTCTTCCAATCACTCTCAACCACCTTTCTTCTGGCATTCACGTTCCCCTTTAATGGTTTTAACTTCTTTTTTGATTGGAGCTGCTTTGAACCAATATACCAATAACCATTGGGTAATGTGATTTTATAAACGAATCCGAAATATTCCTTGGACTCATCACCAAACGTTGATATATCTTTTACCTTTACCCAATGTCCCAAATCGTCTTGATCATTTATCATTTGATCTTATTTAGGCGACCATTTCGTTCGAGTTCATTGGTGTTGTTTTCACCAGCAATTTGAAAGCCGCCCTGCCCTCTGAACTCCTTAGCCATTTTTCAAAGTCGATTTCTGAGCCGTATGGTAATTTATCAAATGCATTGTACTTCTTACAATAATTCATAAACGCATTAAATTCATCGTCTGTCATGAATCGACCCAAAGCTATCCCAGTTCTCCCAAAATACCATCGTTTTAATTCTCCAGCGACTGGGGCAATTTCATATTGCAAATCAGACCCCGTAAGTTTGCTTTTTTTCAAAGTACCGTCATCAAAATTTTGTGCGGTATGTGTCAATTCGTGCCCAAGAACATCGTATGGCGCTCCACTGTCTTGTTGATAACTTGCCTTTCCCCCTTCGAGTTCGGCTATACCCGATATATTGTATGGTTCATTTGTGTTTAAATGAACTTCGCGGTCAACGTATCGCTTTTGCCCCATGGGTGTGTTTTGGACAGTGGTTGTAGTTCGCGTGGCACCACCAACCCCTTGAGCCAATTGTTTTAGTTTTACAGGTATTACCCTGTCCAAATTTTGTTGACTGTAACTTGGTAGTTTGAATTTTTGTTTTAAATACTCATCTTCACCCGCCGCATTTATGTCGGATATCATTTTATCAGCAAGTTCTTTACCGTATCTAGAATACAATATTTCTCTTAATGTGACAGTATAATCCTCATTAAGCGTTTTTAAAATTTTATCACATTCATTATCGAAATTCATAATATTATTTATCGCTTTTTATTTTTCCGTTTCTTTTTTAACGCTACCCCTTTACGTTTCTTACTTCCCATAACATATGGTATTCCCGAATATCCTGTTGCATAGAAATCACTGTTTCCAAAATCACCACCATGACCAAATGATGGACCCACACCGAAAACGCCCCCATCACCAGCGGTGTTATCTTCTTCAATTATTTTTGGCAGACCTTGCACAAGATCTCCAATACTTATTTTATTTTTTTCAAACCAACCAAGCGGCACTTCCAACGCATATGCTATATTAAAAGATCTGCTCAATGTACGTTCGTCGGAATTGGGAGCCATGTCATATATCTCAACTATCCTGCAAGAAGGGTCTATGAACGCTATGCTTAGTGGGACTTCTGTATTTTTCATCCAAAAAGATGCACGTTTAACCCTGGGCATCAGGAAAAGCATTCCGTGATTATTTTTTAACGATTTCCTATTCATCATTCCCTTGGCTCTTTTTTTATTATTATCAGCTATTTCGACTTTTATTCTCTTTGAACCAATTAGAATCTCAGTAACATCGAGTTCTGTTTCTTGCTTTTCTAGTATTTCTATATATTTTTTAAAAGTTATCATATATTTGACTTTTTTATAATCATGTGATATAATACTATTTATTAATAATATGAGCCTTAGTAAATACATCGAGGAATTAAAAAACGATTGCATCGTTGATGAGATTAACTTGAAAGAATCTGCTCTTATCTTGCCAGCTAAGAAAGCAAAGTGGGTTTCTAGGCTTATTTTGGAGAAAAACGGGTTACATTCCTTACAAAAGGAGAGAGATACCGCACTGAACAGTGTGATGGATTTATTGAAACGAGAAGCCGTTGTATCTTTACCTAAAAATACTTTGAGGTCAACTGCCGAAACTCACGAAATGATTATTGAAATAGACCGGAAAATTGAAAATAGTAAAAATATCATAGAATTTCTGGAAAGAGTTGAGAAGATAATCAGTTCAATGAGTTTCGATATCGGCAATATTATCAAAATCGTACAATTAGAGACAACATGATAGAACTCGGTTTTGATATTAAAAAAAAGAAAGGTGTATACGCTGGTTCTTTCTTCGAAGAAGCTAGAGAGTTTTTTTCTGTTAAGAATGATGCTGCTAAATTTAACAGAAACAAGTTTATGCCCTCTAGGAAGTACGTCATAACTTCTACTGGGAGATTTGACCCATGCATGCTGAGTGAAATTCTTAAATTTATTAAAAATGAAACGAATTTTCCCGTAGAAAAGGTAAAGGTTGATGATAATCTCTTAAAGGAAAATAATCCATCTCTCTACGATTGGAGGAAGAGTGATTTTTTTTCGCTAGATGAGTACCAACTTTCTTTTAAACTGAGAGACTATCAGAAGGAAATCGTCGATAAGAGTTTCCAGTATGGTCGAGGGACTGTACTTCTTGCAACGGCTGGGGGCAAGACACTAACAATGGCATCATTGCTTTCAAAAGTACATAGCATTAATAAAAACTTCAAATGTTGTTTAATTGTACCTAATAGGAGTTTGGTAGAACAAACATTTTCGGATTTTAACGAATACCAAGTACCCTTTACCATATCTAAATGGACAGGGGACGATCAGTTCAACATTACCACGAATGTTATAATTTGCACAACTGCTATTTTGCAATCGAAGAATAGTGATATTACATGGTTGAAAGACATTGATGTTCTTGTTATTGATGAATGCCATCACATCAAAAAATCCAACGAAATAACCAAAATAATTGATACATGCACAACCAATCATAAGTTTGGATTTACTGGCACACTACCAGAAGATAAAATAGACCAATGGACGATAATTGGTAAAATCGGTCCGATTATTTACACGAAAAAAAGCTATGAACTGAGAAAAGATAAGCACGTTGTTCCCGCTATATCTCAAATCATAGAAATAGAATACAAAACGAAACCACTTAGAAATTTTGGAAACATCCTAGCTACGGAAAATTACAGAAATGAAATGGATTTTATCATAAACAGTAATTATAGGAACAACACAATTAAAAAAATAACATCTAATTGCCACAATAACGTATTGATACTTGTGGATTATCTTAAGCACGGTGAAAAGCTATACAATTTACTAAAAAGTAACCTTGAAAATAAAAAAGTATACTACATAAGTGGTGAAATGGAAGTATCCGAGAGAGAAAGCATACGAAAAATAATGGAAGTTAATACAGATGTTATCTGTATTGCCATATCTAAAGTTTTTTCGACGGGCATCAACATTAAAAATTTACATTACATTATTTTCGGTGGTGGGGGTAAGTCTAAAATCAAAACCTTACAAAGTATTGGTAGAGGACTTAGATTACATTCAAGTAAAAGCACGTTATATATTATCGATATAGCGGATCAACTCCATTACGGAATACAACATCAATTAAAAAGACAAGAATTTTATGACCAAGAAAATATCCAATATCAAAGAATCAAATTGCACGAACGATGAGACAAAGGTAAAAAGGAAAAGAAAGAAAGCGGAAGACAAGCCCCATTATGTCAATGCTAGGGATTTTGAAGATGCTTTAATCAAGTATTATGACGATGGCGTTATAACGAATTATCTCGGCGACTGTATACAAAAAATAGCACAGGGGTTATCTTATGCACCCAACTTCATCAACTATACATATACATCTGACATGGTTGGTGACGCTATAGTGAAGATGTACCAGGCTGTTCTACATAAGAAATTTAAGTTAAATCAAGGTTTTTCGCCCTTTGGTTATTTCACTACTATAGCATATCATGCATTTATATGCCGTATTAAAAAAGAAAAACGCCACCATGAAGCGATTGAGGAATATAAAGAGCGAAATTTTGACTTAATGATGAATGGTGACGAGAGTTCCAGTAGGGTTTATACTCGCCCGACACCCATAGATAACGTTGACAATTATTGAAAATTGTGATATAATTTGGCATGGATAATAACTATGCCATTTTTTCCGATTTGCATCTAGGTGTTCATCAAAACAGTGAAACTTGGCACAAAATAGCAGATTCTTGGTCTGACTGGTTTGTATCTGAATTGAAAGTAAAAAACATCAAAAATGTATTATTTTTGGGTGACTTTTTTCATTCCAGATCGGATATATCCGTTAACACCCTTCACGTTGCATCTGACATTATTGATAAGTTCAAGGATTTCAATATGAAGATGATTGTTGGTAATCACTGTAGCTTTTATAAAGATAAAGCGGATGTGCATTCTCTTTCGATTTTCAAAGGATATGATAATTTAGAGATTTTTGATAAGGGTAAAATGTTGAATATATGTGGCAAGCAATCATTTATGTGTCCTTGGGGCACGGCTCTGGACGATATACCCGATTGTGACGTTCTCTTTGGTCATTTTGAGATTCAGACTTTCAAGATGAATACGTATAAACTATGTGAACATGGTATGTCGCCGTCTAATCTTTCTAAAAAATCACCTCTTGTATTCAGCGGTCACTTTCACCTGAGAGATGAGAGGGAATATAAAAATTCCAAAATTATCTATGTCGGTAATCCGTTTGAGATGGATTTTGGTGATATAGAGTCCACTAAGGGTTATTATATTTTGGACTTTAATACATTAAACTATAATTTTTTTGAAAATCCAATATCACCGAAACATAAAAAAATTAAATTATCGGAATATGAAAACTTCAAATCCCATATAGAAAACAATATAGTAAAAATCGTTGTTGATAGTGAAATTGAGTCTGCTGATTTAGAAAAATATACGAACAACCTTAAAAAGATGAAACCAGTTGCCTTGTCTTTTGACAACACGATGTCATTTACTCCCACATTGAGTGCCGATGAAGTCGATTTTGATCTATCAGGAATTGATATGGAAAAGGCTATAACTGAATTTGTAAACATGCTCGACATTGAAAACAAGGAAGATGTTTCGAAATATACAGTGGATCTCTATAAACAAATATGAAAAAGGTAATTTTTAAGACACTAAAAACCAAAAACTTCCTTAGTATAGGCGAAACTCCTGTCGTAATTAATTTTCAAAAAGGATTGAATATAATCACAGGCATCAACAGAGATTTGATGGATAGACAAAATGCTATTGGTAAAACTAGCATATTGGATTCATTTTATTTTTCATTATTTGGTGAAACTAGTAGGGAACTTAAGAAAGAATTCATATCAAACAATATAACAAATGGTGGTGCAGAAGTTTCTTTGACATTTTCTGTGGACGATGTTGAATACGAAATACAAAGAAGCATAAAACCTTCTAAATTATTATTATTGGAAAATGGTAACGATGTAAGCAGAGACAGCATGGCCAATACTACGGAGTATATTACCTCCCTATTGAGCTTAACGCCGGAAATATTTTCTAACTGTATATCACTTTCTATTAACTCAACAATACCATTCATGGGACAAAAAAAAGTTGATAAGAAAAAGTTTATCGAAGGTATATTCAATTTAGATGTCTTTTCAAAAATGAATTCTTCATTGAAAAGTGAATATTCTCAAATTAAAAAAGATATTGAATTTAAAATTGAAAAGAAAGACGACCTCAATAAAACCATAGATTTGATAAATGATCAGAGTAAAAGAAACATAGATGAAAGAGAAAGACGTAAAACACATGTAGATGATAATATATCTAAATTTGAAAAGCAAATATTCGAATTAAGTGAAAAAATTGAAAATTATCAAACATCCGATAATTCTGATTATTTGAATAAGATTAAAAAATTGGAAAATAAAAAATCCGATAAGAATAATCAGTTACAAGAAGAAATTAAAGAATTAGCTAAAAATACAACAGAGATAAAAATATTGCGAGGTAATCTGTCCAAAATTGGTACTGATTCTGACGAATGCCCCGTTTGTTTACGAAATATAACTGAACACGATATTGAACATATTGGTGATAGAAAACATCAAATTTTAGTTGAAATTGGTAATTGCGAAACAAACGTTGAAACTATTACAGTAAAAATAAATGAATTTAAAAAAGAAATCGAATTGTTCGATAAGACGATCAATCTTTTAAAAAACAATATAAACAAAAATAATTTATTGATACAACAGAAGAGTAACGATGTCGATAAATTAAAAAGTGTAACAAATCAATTATTAGTCGAGAGAAAAACGCTTTTGGATTTGGAAAATTTTAAATCAGAAGAGATCAAAAATACCAACGATTTGCTTGAAAAATTAAATTCTTACGAAAAAGAATTGAGTAATATGATGAAACAATTTAAAATATTAGAAAGTGTTAAATTTGTATTATCGGAAGAAGGTGTTAAGAGTTATGTGGTTAGAAAAATATTAAATTTATTCAATTCTAAAATATTATATTACCTTAGAGAATTACACTCAAACGCTGTTATAACATTCGATCAGTACTTCGATGAGGAGATTAAAAACGAAAGGGGTAAACCCACGATGTATTTTAATTACAGCGGGGCTGAGAGGAAGGCCATAGATCTGGCCGTCATGTTTGCATTTACTGACATGCTAAAGATGCAAACAAATGTTCATTATAATGTACAGTTTTATGATGAACTTTTGGACACTAGCTTAGATTCAGCTGGAGTGGAAAATGTTATTAAGATATTAAATGACTTTGTTGATGTGAATTCATACGGCATTTATATAATATCCCATCGCAAAGAATGTTCTAAACTGGCGACTGGTGAGGTAGTTTATTTGGAAAAAAGTGCGGGAATAACAAAAAGAATTCAAGTTGAGTCTTGAATTTACACATAAAATACTTAATATAATATATGATACAAGGTCAAAATAATTTTTTAACATCACCCCTTTTGAAGAATTCTATGAGATTCGAAAATGCTCCGACAGTTTCTCCAAAAAAGGATGATATGACGCCACCAGAAAATAGTGTTCCGAGAGTTATTCAATACTATGCTGATTATAGTGGTTGTGGGTTCTGGAGAATGATTTGGCCAGAACATCTACTAAATGCATTTCAAAGTTTTGTTGTGCACGGTACAACTGTGATGAATCTTGATCCCAGATACTACATTAACACCAAGGTTGTTAGAATACAGAGGCAAGCTACCGAGCATCAGTTGAAGTTTGTTAAATTTTTAAAAGAGATATCGAAGGAAATTGGGTTCAGATTAATATATGAAATCGATGATCTGGTATTTTCGGAAGATATCCCCGAATACAATAAATACAAACCAGCATTTACTGATCCGTCAATTAGACGTAATTGCCAAGAAATCATGTTACTGTGTGACGAAATAACCGTTACAAATGATTTCATGAAAAAATATTATTCTGAAAAAACTGGACACAAATGTGTGACGGTGATTCCCAATTTTCCACCAAAATTTTGGCTGGGGCATTTCTACGATGAGAAGAAAATCTCTCAAAACTTCGATACACACAAGAGGAAGCCTAGGATTTTATATGCTGGCTCCGGCGCTCACTTTGATGTTGATAACAGGGTTGGGCAAAATGATGATTTTGCGCACGTTGTGAAGGCTATAGCCGATACATGTGACAAATATCAATGGGTGTTCTTGGGAGCATATCCATTACCTTTAAGGGGTCTTATTCAATCTGGTAAAATTGAATTTCATCCCTGGATGAATCTTTACCACTACGGTGAAAAAATTAAAAATTTGAATATCAATATGATGGTTGCTCCTCTACAAGACAATAATTTTAACAAATCCAAATCGGATTTAAAATTAGTCGAGGCAAATGCATTCGGTATTCCGATTGCTTGCCAGAATCTATGCACTTACGAAAACGCTCAATTTAAGTTTGACACTGGTGAGGAAATGATAGCAAAGATAGATGATGTTCTGAGCAAAAAGGGAAGATACATGAATCTCTCAGCAAAAGCCAGATCAGATGCCAACAAGAGATGGTTGGAGAATCCCTAAA